TAAGCTGATTGATCTCAGCAAATATTCTACCTTTATGTGAATGTTTTAATATGGTATCTATAAAAGTTGTATGAGATTTATTTATTTCTCTAGCACGAGCAATTAATTTTACCACTGGGTTGTGGTGATTCTGTAAAAAGTTTTTAGTAAAGGAAGGTGCAGATGTTTTCTCAGTTCTATCATAGTTTAATTTTAACTTATCAAAAACTTGTGCAATACTTCTTGCTGCCCATATTTGAGTATCTACTCCTGTTTCTTGTTTTATTTTCTGTAAGCATTGTTTTTCTTCTTCTAATAATTTGGATTTTAATTTATGAGCTCCTTCAATATCTACACGAACTCCTAAAAATCTCATATCAACAAGGCAAGGAAATAATTCAGTCTCTAAATCAAAAATAGATTGTATGTCTTGGTTAACAATTTCTTTCTTCATCTCTTGCCATAATTGAAGAGTTAGAGTTGCATCTTGTTCTGCATACTCACCTACATACATTGCAGGCAGTTTATACATCTCAGACTTAGGATCGATACCCCATTCTTTAGCTGTTTGGGCTAAAACAGCCTCACTTTTACCTTTTCCAACATAATCACGACCCAAACTACCTAAATCGTATCTAAAGCGATTCTCGTCCACCAGAGAGCCAGCAATCATGGTATCTACGATGGTGCCATTGATTTTAAGGCCTTCAGACCTAATCCAACACACATCATACATAGCATTATGAAATATCTTAATAGCAGGTGTATTGAGCACTCCTTGAAACCAGGTTAATACTTTTTTTATATCCATGTTACCACCACCTCCGTGACGGATAGGATAATATCCACACCAATCTGTTACAGCTACAGCAATACCAACTATCTCTCCATTCTTAGTTATAGACCCTGACCCTAAAGATTTAAGATCTGTATCTTTAGTTTCTAAGTCAATTGCAATTTCATCATACTTAGATAGATCTGGAAATTTCTCAGGTGGTAACCATTCTACCTGTGGTGAAAACATAGGTTTCTGTATCATTTATAATCTCTCTCCATAATCATTTCTATAAAATGTATTGCTTTCAACAAATCTTGTTTCTTTCCCTTGTCTCTATGTCTTATTATATATTTTATAGCACAACCTTCAGGATATAGCAATTCATTCTCTACTACAAACTTACTGGGTTGAATTTTATATTTTTGATAGTGACTTCCGCCGTGCTGTTTGTCCCAAACATTTTTCTTTTTCATCTTACTCCTAACGTGTATTTATCTTGTGATGCTATTGTCCAACAGTCAAATCTACCTCGACTGTATGCTACGTATTTTAATCTTAACTGACTAAAATAATCTTCTGGTCTAAATCTTGACTCATCAACAATGACGTTATCAAAAGTCAAACCTTTTACTGTGTGTATGTTCGCGTATTTAACTCTGATGTCTCCATCTAAATCGCAACCGTTTTGTAATATTTTTTTAATATACAAAATTCTATCGGGGTCTGTTTGAGTTCTTATTAATGCAAAGTCTCTTTGGTATGTAGAATTTTCTTTTAAATATTTGTGATGTATTAAATAATGTATTGTGTATTCTCTATCTACCCATTCTTCAAAAGTTTCATCTCCTCTTCCGTGCACTATAACTTTACTACCCATATAACTCCAAAAATCTTTTATTTGTTTTAATGGCATGGGTTTACCTTTTGCAAACTTTGGCCAAAGTTCATGACATCTTAATTCTTTTTTTGGTACGTGGGCCGTATTTCCTACATGCGCAAACTCTATACCATGTTGTTTTAAAAATTTTTTAACCCATGAATCAGATGGCTTTTGTCTATATGTAAATAAAAAAGTTTGGTCGGTGTTTTTTATCTTTTCTAATAGTTTATTTGTTGCACTACATTTATTAATTAAATTAGGTAAGTGATAATGATTACCTACTATGTGAGTTGCCTTCCATATTCTGTGAGTTTCGTAACGGTCCCAGATAGGTTTTATAATTCTTTTACATAAGGCATTTATAGTCCTACTACACCTGTGCCCTTGCTCTAGTTCTTTTGCACCTTGTGATAATTTATAAAATTCATCTGCATCTGCACCTGCCCATTCAAATATAGTTTGATCAGGATCACCTACAAACCAATATTCTTGTGCATTGGTTGCAATCTTATCTAATGCTATCTTCTGTGTTTTGTTACTATCTTGTGCTTCATCTACTATTAAAGCATCTATATTTGGTTCGACTGCTTTGTCTATAAATCTTTTTATCATGTCGTGAAAATCTAATTTACCATTTTGTTTGTTATATCTTTCTACAACCGGCACCATATTTTCTATATCAGTTATAGAATAACCATTGTATTTTTTATCAGATTTTTTCCAATGTTCTTTTAAAGATCTGTTAAACCCATATGCTTCTCTAACAAATTTAAAATATCCATGTTCTCTATTATCAAACTGTGACTGTGTAACTTTATGTCTTTGAAATACAGAATCTATTCTACATAAATTTTTATAATCATCGTAGTCAAGAACTTGTTCTCCAATAGTTGCTTTGTTTTTACAATAGTGATGTATTGTACAAATATTATGTTCTAATGCTTTTTTAGTAACACCCTGCATCTCTGGTAATTTTAAAATTTCATCTTTTATTTCATCTGCTGCAACATTAGTGTGAGATAAAATTATAATTTTTTTGTAGTTAAATTTTTTTAACAACTCTGTATATTTACTTGTAATAAATGTAGAGGTCTTACCTGTACCTGGAGGACCCACCATAAACTGAAGCTTACTCATTAGTAATCTCCTTGTATTCTCCCTCAACAATTAAATCTTCAACATCTACTGTTTGATTTATCATACGCCATGATACACAAGATCTACCATCAAACTTACCGTGATTCTTTTTTGCTTTAAGTATACTTTGACATTTTATAACTAAATCTACTCTTGGTAAATTTACTTTCTGTCTGTGTAAATAATCTTCAAACTTATCTAAATTAAATTCTAATATATTTTTACCCATGTTAAAATAAGGTAGACCAAAGTTTGCTAGTTCTTTTTTATTTGTATATGCTTTTTCTTCTGAAATATAATTTTTAAAATGTTTTACAAATCTTAAATCTTCTTCTGCATCTTCAACATAATCTTTTGATTTCTCTCTTGCTTCATATTTTCTACGCATAATATAATTTTTTATTACGGAGTGTAGGACCGTCAACTGTAATAGTTTTTTCAACGGCCTCACCCTGCACTACAGCATTTATTTTTACAAAATACCTATCACTGCCATATTCTATTATCTGTCCAATAGATTGTTTTGCTTCTTCGCTTGTAGCTTCTTGTACACCAATCCAACTAAATAATGTTGCTATTGTTTTTGTAGAGCACCCAATGATCTCTGCAAGTTTTGGCATACCAAATTTTCTGTTTGCTTTTTTGTGTGTCGTTCCTTTTTTCTTTCTTTTTTCTGCCTCCTCGTCTTTTGCTGCAACAGCAATTTTGTAAACAAAATCATCTATGTCATCTACATTCCACTCTGTATGTTTTAATAATACACCTGCCATGGCAGTACAATAATCATCTCTCTGTCCTGATCCTGCATATGTAATACAAAGAGCTGCAGCCAAAGCAATCTTACCAAGATCAACTTTAATATTACCTGGGTATTCATCAATACCTTCATACTTGACCCACTTAACAACCTCATTTGTTGTATGATATTTTGTTTC